ATCATCGCCGACGCCGCAGCCCAAGCAGGCGCGACTCTCGTAGGCAGCGTCTCGACCGACGGCTACACTTTCGACGCCTCAGCCTCCGCAAAAGACGGCAAGTTCGTCGGCCTCGCCATCGACGAGATGAACGAGAGCGACAAGACCGACGAACGCATCGCAGCCTGGGTCGCCTCTCTCGAAAAATAATCTCACCTCACAGCGCGACTGACCTATGGGAACGGCAAAAGAGACAGCTGCGTACATGGTTCTGAGCAACCATATCTACGAATACCAGAAAGGCGTTCGCAACCTCGTCCTCTACACTCTCCGCAAGGAGCTGGCCCCCAAGGCCGTAGAGCGACTCGAACGCCAACAGATAGGCTACATCGTCCAAGATGCCGGCGACTGCAACGTCAACATCTATTTCGGTCGCCCACAATGCCTAAAGGCCATCAGCTCTTTCGTCTCACGCCCCCTCTACAGCCTCACGCCCGAAGAAGATTTCATCCTCGGCGCACTGCTCGGCTACGACATATGCCTGCAATGCGAGCGGTATTGCGACCGTATACAGCAACGAAATCATCTTGTTTGAATTATTAAATATCTATAAATCACAACAGGATGATTGCCACGTAGTTACGCCTAAAGAAATAGACAATGTTAACCTTGATTTAACATTTAATTAACCAACAACTATTCCAAAACGTTTCAATGATGTTTCATCACGTGCAATTTTGCACGTAGATTTGCATGTAACGTTAAACGAAACAGTCATGGTCAATGTTAAATATTGGTTGGACAAGAGGAAGGTGATGGCGGATGGTCGTTATCCGCTCAAAGTGATGTTGTCACAGTCGTCACAGACGAGGGTTCTGAAGGCTGGTCTTTCCATCGAGGAGAAGAAATGGGATGGAATCCAGCAGAGGGTTCTGGGGCGTGACGCAGCTCCACTGAACAGGAAGCTCGTGTCGTTGATGAAACGCATCGAGGCAGAGGTGGAGGAGTGTCCGACATTAGAGTCGGCCGCAAACGTGGTGAAGTCCATAGTGAGCGACAGGGGCGAGGGCAAGTCTCGCTCGCTGTCGTTCTTATGGGATGAGTTCGTCGAGTCGAAACAGAAGGGCACGACGAGGGATGCATATCTATACACTAAAAGCATGATCATGCAACTCGCAGACATAGAGTCACTGGATGTAGCTGACGTGACGGTGCAGTGGATAGAGAAGCTGAGGGAAAAGATGGCGAAGCGTGGCTTGAGCAACAATAGTAGCATCACATACCTCAGCCGTCTCCGTGCCGTGCTGTCACACGCAAGGCGTAAGGGTCTCATTCTGAACAACCCATTCGCTGACATCAAGATGAGGACAAGCGAGACGAGGCACAGGTTCGTAGACATCGAGACGCTCAGAAGGATAAGGGACGCAAGGGGAAACCACAGGTTGATGTACTACCGAGACATGTTCATGCTGTCGTTCTACCTGATAGGCATGAACTCCATAGACATGTTCAACGCCAAGAACATCGCAGGTGGCAGGCTTCAGTACAAGCGTTCCAAGACTGGAAAGCTGTACGACATCAAGGTCGAGCCAGAGGCGAGGGAGCTTATCAAGGCACATGGTGGCGATGGTTGTCTGCTTAACATCAGCGCATCGCATAGTACCGTGAACGTTTTCACGACAGCATCCGAGAGTGCGTTGAAGAAGTTCGCACCAGACTTATCCATGTATTGGGCGAGGCACACATGGGCGACGACAGCCGCAGAGCTTAACGTCCCTATGGAGGTCATCTCTGCGGCTCTCGGCCACTCATGCGGTCTGAGGGTGACGAACATCTATGTCGCTGTGAAGCTAAGCAAGGTCGACGCCGCCAACCGCCTTGTCCTCGACTACCTGCGTAGCAGTTTCACTGACGCTGAGAGTTTCCTTAGAAGCAGGGGAAGGAAAGACTTCTGACCTGCGCTGTTTGAGCAGGTTGCGTATCGTATTAACGGCAGAGCAGTACGACTTCATGAGCTGCGTTATCGTGCAGTCAGAGATGTCCTTGCCAGCAAGGCGTCTCGCCTCGTCAGGGAGGATGTCGTAGTTCTCGAGTATCAGTCTCCTGAGTGCGGAGAACATCAAATCCATGTCGCACGGGTCGTTTTCGTAGAGTGAGTCAAGTGTCTCACGTAGTTTTATCATCTCTTCCATAATAATTTTTTTTAAGGGAATACTTGTAAACACTCGACATCGAAGGGCGCAGCCTCTGGCTCAACCCTCATGCCGTCATCCTCCTCGTCGTAGCCAAGGAGATCTACGAGACAGGGGCCTGCAACTTGCAAGCCCCTCTCGTAGTCCATATAGTCTAAGCCATCTTCTTCGTACATGTCTCCAAGTACTTAGGGTTTGTTGTCATCTCGGCTTTGATCTGGTCGATGAGTGACGCAACCTCGAAGGCGACCCAGTCAAGGTGTGGCACTCTCCACCTTTGCCCGTCGTCACTACGGACGATTATAGAGCCGTCCCTCTCCAAGGTCTCGACCCTGTCTTGCATGATGTCGCCGTCGCTCGTGAAGTAAGCCATGCGAAAGTTGAGGTTGTAGACGTTGAGCGAGCCGTTCCTCGTCCAGTCTTTTATCATCTCACGCTCAGCTTTCTCGATATTGGCGAAGAGCTTGTAGTAGTCTTCGTCCATCTGTTCCTTTATCTCTTCGTAGTTCATTGCTCGTTAGGGTTTTTGTTGATGTATTGGTCTATGACGTAGTAGCCGTCGTTGACGCAAAGCGTGACGCTCCGTGTCATGTGGATGCGGCTCGCCTCCGTAGGGTTGTTGGTGTTCTCGACAAGCAGGCGGCGAATCATCTTGAAGGCGTGGCAGATGTCGCTGTCCTTGTCCTGCCTCTTGATCGTCTCTAAGTAGAAGTCAAGCTGCATGCTGACCCACTCTCTCTCGCCCTCCGTGAGGCTGTCCTTTAAGCCACCGAGGTCGGCGACGAATGCCCATTGTGTCAGGTTTCTTGGTGTCATTGTTTTTCTGTTTTGATTAATACTTCTTCTTGTACTTGAATGCTTTTCATGGCACTCTCTTTGTCTAAGAATATGCCAGCGAGGGGAAGCGCAATCACGAAGTTGAAAGGGTCTATGATCTTGCATTCCGAGGTTGGCATTAGAATGTGAGAACCCACGTCACCGCAGTCCTTAATCAATATGTATTCCATCCTCACCACGACGGATATGAGGGTGCCGGCACGGAGTCTTGGGGAGTTCGTCTCTTCATCCAAGTCAAAGTAGTAGACCTTATCACCATACTTTAACTTGGACTCCGTATTGAAGCTGAACCAATCGGTGAGTCGAGTTTTTAGCGTAGTACTCATATGAATTGTTTTAGCGTAGTAGATGCTGTCTTAGTCAGTAAAAGCTGCGACCTGTGTTATCAAGCCGCAGCCTTCCTGCTTACTTCTCGTCGCCTATTGTAGCAAACCTATCAAACTGAAAGACATCACTCTCCATGTAGGACTTGGGTTCTACATCAGGGAAATACTTCAGCTTGACACAGTAGATTGCGCAAATCATCTCGTCGACAACCTTGCCGTCAACGACACTGCTCTTTATGTGCAGGTCAGCACTGACGATTTCACCTGCCACCAAGTAGGCGTACTCATCGTCGGGCTTCTTGTAGTTGACATAGACTTGGTCGCCTACTTCGTAGCGACAGCTTGCTGAATGTAATGTTGCCATGGTATTTGTATAAGCGTAGTTTCTGTATGTACTGTCAAGGAAGCCGAGGCTGCGTACAGGCGCAACCTCGGCGTGAGCGCAACGTTTAAGGAGTGAACGCTGTCCGTCTAAGCGTAGTCTTCTTTCTCGTTGCGAGGCACTCAGCCATGACATGCGTGGGCATGCCGTGACGGAGCGCATAGCTCATTGCTTGTTTTCCCTCTCGTATTCGTTCATCTCTTTCTCGTTTAAGCCAGAGATGCGAAAGAGGAATACGCCCATAGCGAATGTGGCGAGGCAAGTCAAGAGGATGACAGGCAAGTGCCTGCTGACGTTGGTGATCAACGTGCTGAATAGCAGTCCAAGGGCGAAGACTGAAAGCAGTGCGCCCATGAAGTAGGATGCTGCGAACTTGACGTAGGTTCTCTTGTATTGTTTTCTGTTCATCGTAGTATGTGTTATGCGTTAACGAAATCAGCGACCTGCCGAAGCAGGCCACTGACATGATTACTCTTTGACTTCTATGCTGGCTAAGGCGGATTCCTTGTCGGTGAATATCTTTTCAATATCTAAAATGCTATCACCATCACTATGCGAGACGCAGCAATAAGGAAGGCTTGCGGGTACAACCAACACCTTGCCCGTTCGCAATACAGGCTTACCGTCGCCCTCGAAGAAGTAAACCTTCTCTCCGTTACGAAGATCTGTCATTAATTCAGAATTCATATCTTAATTCGTTTTATCGTAGTTGAACTTCTGTTTGTGAAAGAAAGGACGGCACGAAGCCGTCCTTGTATGATGTTACTCGTCGATAACAGTCAAAGCTTTGGTTATCTTCAACGCCTCGCTCACATGGTAGAGAGCGTCCTTGTACATGGAAATAGCCAACGAGGAGTCAAAGAACAGGTTCTTGAAGAATACCCCCATCTCGTCTCTTGCCTGACCTATAAGGTCAAGAGCCTCGCTTTTCTTCTCCTCGTCGGACACGTTGACCCAACGCAAGGTCAAGTCGACCCTGTCGATGAGCTCGAAGATCTGACGACGCTCGCAGATGAGCGCATAAGCGTCGAAGTTGGAGATTGCGTCGTAGAGGTTGCAGGTGATGCTGAAAATGTTCGTGTTCATGATCGTATGTATTTGTCTGAGACCGAGTTCTTAGCTTCCTACGATCGTCTCTTTATCGTAGTCCGCTTCCGACATTGTAAACCCATCCGTCACACCAAAGCATGACGGATAAGTCTGTGTTACCTCACCACCAATGTCGTTTCAATAGTGAGGCTTTTAGTACCAAGGAGGATTAGGAGAGAGGGGAGATAACCCACCTAACCTACTGATACTTAGGCAATTGCAGTTGCAATTAAGAAAGCCTAAGTCAGAGCTTTCGCCTAACGTAAGCCTTGCGAGGCTGCCTGTTTGACCGCTGACGGAGGGAGCGGAAACGAGCGACGACGAGTGCGACGATGGCGTAAGAGAAGCCGAGGAGCGCAAAGAGGAAAGCGCAGTAACCGATGTAAATCATGGCTTGAAGGATTTTGGGTTTGACGGATTGCACCTATGAGAGGATGCGAAATTAGCGTAGCGTAGTAACTGGCGTTAGTTAATAAAGCAGCCACACCTGTATAGAACAGGTGTGGCTGCAATACCAGTTAGAAACAGAAAGCGTTCGAGAAGTCGCGCGACTCGCTAACAATCCGCATAACGTCTCCGTTTTGAGCCGTTACCCACATAAGCACAAGGGTATTTGCATACCGATGTGCCTTTACCCGCTTTGCCTCTTCAGTAAGAGAGGCGTCTGCGTTGAGCTTTTCGAGCGCGCGCGAGACCGTCTTAGAACACGTCCAGACTTCAATTAGACCGCCGTCCTCGTCGAATAGACCCAATGAACCGCGTTCACTGCCTTCTCGTTTCGGGGCGGTGTAACGCATCTCTTGAGCGTCAACGTGCATCATACGAGACGCGAGCGTTACGGACTCGGTTGGAACGCCCGCGTTGGTAGCGGCTGCGTTCGTGTTCTGACTTGCTGCGAGTATTTCGCTCGCTTGGAGTTTGTTTGCTTCCATGATAACAGATTTAAGGAAGGTTAACAATTGAGTGGACTCAACGGAAAGAGACACATACGGGTATGGCTTTCACCTCCGTTTGCGTTTGGGTTACCCCCCCTCGCGGGGGGGGTATCCCCTTTCCGTTACACCCGTCGGGCATTTCCATTCGTGTATCTCACGCTCCCGTCGACAGGGTCTGGTTTGAAAAAAAAAATTAGAAAATTTGGGGATGAGGGGTGATTTTGTGGAATGTTGGAAACGCAGATTAGAGGAGGTGTATGGCGGTGAAAATCAGTAGAATATTTTGTTTTTGATTACATTTTCACTATCTTTGTTCCTGACGGGCACGAGTAAGTTGCGTTGTGTTTGTAACCGAAACAACACAGCGTCAGTGCATTCACCTTTAATCCCAAGGAGGGTTATGAGGTCAGAAGTCGGGTAACGTCATCCCAAATAGGGAATGAGGTTTGCCAAAGACCCCGATACCGTCAAAAAGCTTCTTGCATTCAAGCCTTCGTCTTTCCATCGGCTAAACTTACAAGTAGAGATGCGATGGGGTTCTCAATAACATGAGATAGGGGAGAGGGGTGGGGACGAGCTCCCCACAGTGCGGCGGCACACCTGTTGACCGCGGGCGAGGTTAGAACAAGAAGAATTGGAATTTTGAGACCTTACGTTGTTAATGGCTTCTCGGAATTGTGCCTCCCTGCAAGGTTGCATCCTAACCCACTTGGTCGTTTTATAGCTAAGTGCGTATGGGAAAAACTGTGCGGCCACCAGGGGGGTGTTTACGAGGGGGGATAAAACGCTCCGTAGGAGTTCGCAAAGGAACACCCAAGAGGCGGCATTTTTTTGTTCATTGTTTTTTTTAAAGAGACGGCTAACGAGCTGGCGAAGACCCGAGGCGTGAGGCTGTCGGGTCTTTCTTTTTTTAGAACAGAGAGGGAGGCAAGAAAGAAAAATAGGAAAACTTTTCTTTTTATTATTGGAGTTAGAGAAAATGTTATTACATTTGTAACACTCAAGATTAAATCATCCAACTACTCATGTCAAGCCCTGTCGCCGTGATGGCGGACGGGCTGAAAGGCGGAGGCAGGTTAAATAGTTTACGGGGTTCGACTCCTCGCTCCGCCACTGAATGCACAAACACAATACCCGACTTCATTAAACCTTGCGCCGTGATGGTTGCGGGTTTTAACGCCTCACCTGCGGCAGGCTGCTGGGATAACACTCGGCGGTGCGAGTCCGACTCTCGCGCGGGGCGCAATCAGACACACCAGACAAGCGGTCAACCGCTGACCGTCAAAAACGCTTATGACTGACGACAAGAAGAAGATAGACGATACCGACGACGAGCCGACATATTGGTGTCGCAGGTGCATGTCGCTGCGTGTCATGGCTGGCTGCGGCTGCTGCGACTATTGCGGAGACTGCGGCTCGTGCGACATTCAGAAGGCGACATGGGATCATTACGTCGTCGCCCTCGAAGCGAGGAAGAGGAAGAAGAGGCTCGAAAGGGAGCGCATGAGGGACAGGAGGGGTTCACGATGAAGACCAACAACATCATACGTATTCCTATGAGTGAAGACGAGGTGAGCCGTTCGTGGCTCATCATGCTGCGCCCCATGCACAGGCTGTCGGGCAAGAGCCTCGACATGGCCACGCTAATCCTCGACAAGATGCTCGCCTTGCGCAAGGCAGGGCAGGCAGACCCAGACGACATGTTCATATCCCCCAAGAGCAAGGCGGAGCTGAAGGGCAAGCTCGGCATAACGGACGCTTACATGAGGGTCATATTCACGAGGCTGCGCAAGGCAGGCTTCATAAAGCCAGACGGCACGGTCAACAAGCGGTTCATACCAGACATCGACGGCAGTGACCACTTCCGCTTCCTTATAGACTTCGTCATCGATGAGCGGCGTGGTTAAGGCTATGGCGACGAGGGCTGCGGAGAGGAGCGGCAAGAGCTGGGCGGTGACCTACAAGGTGCTGTCCGCTTATTGGGCTGAGACGCTGCGCCTCTTCGTTGAGAACAGCAAGGAGGGCGGCGACTGCAACTTAGTGACAGCGTCGGTGAGGCTTCCTGGCCTCGGCAGGCTCTTCTGCTCAGAGGGTCAGTACAAGAAAAGGGACAAGACTAAAAACATACCAGATGATAAAAATCAAGAAGATCAGGCTGCGCTTTGACAGCATCATGACGACAGCCGACATGTACGACAAGGACGAGACGGTAAACGGCATTACTATTCCACTTAAAGATACTGTCAAGGAGGTTCAGGAGGTTCTCGCCGTCGGCCCGAAGGTCAACGACATCAAGGTGGGCGACAAGGTGCGCCTCGACCTGACACGCTACAAGCGCACTATCCACGAGCAGGTGCAGAAGTCACGTGAGGAGCGTTTCTCGGAGTTCGACACGACGGACAAGACGACGCTCGTATGTGACATTCCCAACGAGCGCATCGACGACAAGACCGTCTTCCTGCTAAACGAGCGAGACGTGGCGTACGTCGTCGAGGATTACGACGAGGAGGCTGCGCCAGACATCCTGCTTGTCAAACCAACGATCATCACCGTTTAAGGATGCGCCGCCACGACAGGCGGCGTTTTTTTTTAGTGGAGTATGAAGCTATTCAAGTTCGACGCTTACAGGGTCGTCATCTCGGAGGAGGCTATGGTGTTGAAGCCGTTCGCCGACATCTGGGAGGCTGACAAGACGAAAGACAAGACCAAGGCCGTGCAGGAGCTTGGCTATGTCTATTTCATGTGCGACCCTCGCAGCGACTATATGATAATAAGCGACGAGGCGGAGAGGTCTAAGAGCGTCATTGACGGCGAGGGTATGCCCAAAGGTTGGAAGCCGTCAGCCAAGGTCAAGGCGGCAATGGAGTTCTACAAGAGCTTCAAGCCTGCCTCAGCCCTGTTGCTGGAGGGCATATCAGCCGCCATCAACAAGCAGATGGAGTACCTGAAGAGTTTCGACCTCGACAAGACGGACGCTAACGGCAAGCCCATATACACCCTCGCTGCCTTGACAACAGCCCTCGACAAGCTGCTGTCCCTCATTCCAAAGATGAGGGAGGTTGAGAAGAACATGAACAGCGACATGGCTGAGAGCGGCAGGATGAGGGGCGGCGGCGAGAAGACAATCTTTGAGGATGACCTTGATGAGTGACAAGTACATGAGTGTCGAGGAGGGCGGCAAGCCGCTCGTCCCGACGAACAGTTTGCAGACAACCATCGACGAGGAGCTGCTCAAGGCCTATCCGCAGGAGGTCGGCGAGCGTCTCTTGGAGACTGTCGCCACAGTGCCGTTCATCAAGAACCTCATATCACCTAAGCGCAGGAGGGCTAAAGATATGCCGCACGATAGTCTCGGGCGTGTGGTGATAGATTTCGCAGACCCTCACATACTCGAAGACATGAACTACTTCCGTCCTTCGGCCATGCACTACGAGAAGTTCGGCTGCTACACAAAGTTGAAAGTCAACGGCAACCCCAACAGCGAGTTCGGCAAGTGGATAAGGGAGGAAAGGCGCAGGTGCTGGGAGGGCTACGTGAGGGAGAGCGACGGCGAGTGGGTCACGGGCTACATGTATTGGTATCTCAACTACTGCCCCATCATGCTGACCAAGGTCGGCAAGGACGGCGTGGCTAACCGTGTCGAGGGCTTCCCGAGGGTGTGGGACGGCGTATACCTCCGCTTCCATTATCTCGAAAGGGCGAGGATGCACGGTAAGCACGGCATAGAGCTGGCACGCCGTGGCTGCGGCAAGTCGTTCAGCCTCGCCGCCATCATGAGCCATAACTTCGTCCTCGGCAGGAACGCCGTGGCGCATAAGAGGTGCATGACAATCATCACCGCCTACCAGAACGAGTACCTCAGCGGCAAGGACGGCACGCTGTCCAAGTTCGTCCCTATGATTGACTTCGTCGCCAGAGCCACGCAGTTTCCTCGCAGGAGGCTCATAAACTCGCAACAGAAGATGCAGTGGATGATGGGCTACAAGGATATGGACTCAGGCACTGACAAAGGCTCTCTCAACCAAGTCATCGGTGTCAGCTCCAAGGACGACGAGGCGAAGCTCCGTGGCAAGCGAGGTGACATCCTCATCGAGGAGATGGGTTCTTTCCCTAAGCTCCTATCCATCTACAACACTATCCGCTATGGTGTCGAGGAGGGCGACATGGCGTTCGGCTTTATATACCTTGTCGGCACGGCTAACGAGGACGCTTCGGACTTCTCGTCCGCCAAGACCCTCCTGTACAGTCCCAAGGCGCATAACATCTATGAGGTTGCTAATGTCTATGACAAAGTCAATAACGGCAAACCCACTTTCGGATTCTTCTTCCCCTCGTACCTGAGTCGCCTCGGGTGCATGGATGACGATGGCAACAGCGATGTCGTCAAGGCTCTCTTGCAGATACTCATGAAGCGAGACGAGGCGAAGTACGCCTCAGACCCGAGCACCCTCATGCGCACCATCGCCGAGATGCCCATCACGCCTGCCGAGGCTATCGTCAAGGCAGACTCCAACCTCTTCCCCGTGGCGCAGCTCACTGAGCGTCTTGGGCAGATAGAGTCCAACGCCTCCTTCTTCGACGACGTTACGGTCGGCACTCTCGACTTCAAGGGCAGCGAGCTGACGCTCCGCCCGACGGCAGCCAAGCCCATCAGGGACTTCCCCCATGATGATAACAAGATGGAGGGAGCGATAGAGTTCTTCGAGCAGCCAGCCAAGGGGTCTGACGGCAAGATACAGGCTAACAGGTACATAGCAGGTCTTGACCCTTACGACGACGATGCGAGCCACACAACGTCTCTCGGCTCTCTCTTCGTCCTCGACCTCATGACCGACAGGATCGTCTGTGAGTACACGGGTCGACCAAAGTTTGCCGACGAGATGTACGAGATAGTCCGCAAGGTGTGCCTGTGGTACAACGCCAAGCTCAACTACGAGAACAACAAGAAGGGACTCTTCGCTTACTTCTCTCGAATGCACTGCGTCCACCTTTTGACGGAGACATTGGAGATACTTAGAGACAAGCAGCTTGTCAAGGAGACAGGCTACGGCAACAAGGCTTGCGGCACTAACGCCACACTGCCCGTCAACCAATATGCGAGGGCGAGGCTGCGTGAGTGGCTTCTCTCCCCCGTCGACGTGCCGTCACCAGAGAACGACGGCTCTACGGTCTCAATATCAAAGCTCTACACCATAAGGAACAAAGCGTTGATACAGGAGCTTATCACATGGAACAGGGAGGGCAACTTTGACCGAGTGAGCGCAATGGGCATGCTTATGCTCCTGCGTGAGGACAGGCTCGCCAAGTGCGGAGGCGAGGTTGGCAAGCTGGCGGCTGAGACCAAGGGTCAGTTCGATGACGACAAGTTCTTCAAGAAATACGACGAGATTGTGTCCGCCAGAAAGCAGAGGCCGTTTCAAAAATGGTAACGCTTTTTGTGCGCAATATTCTGTATTACAGAAAGTTGTAACACTATTTGTTTTGATTAACGGATTATATTTCTTTGCGCCAATAGACATATCATGACTGAGGAAAAGGACAAGGAGAAGGACAGGGAGCAGGGCTTCCCAGCGCAGCAGCTGTCATACTCGAAGAAAGGCGAGAAGTGGCGGCGGCAATGTGTGGACTGGGCCTGCAACAGGACGTACTACAACTACGAGCCTGTGCGTAAGTCCGTGTCCCATAAAAAGATAAACAGAGACCTCGTCGAGGGCATCCTCCATCCAGAGGATATGCGCAGGGTTGTCGCCCCAGACATGAGGAATGTCGCCTTCAAGCCTGACGAGATACAGCACTACCCTATCATAAACCCCAAGATCAACCTTCTTGTCGGAGAGGAGCGCAAGCGTGTCTTTGAGCACAAGGTCGTCGTGACCAACCCTAACGGCGTGAGCGAGGTCGAGCGTGACAAGCGTGACGAGGTACGCCGCCGTTACGAGGAGTTCCTTGGCGGCGAGCAGCAGGACGAGCAGCAGGATGTGGCGCAGATGGCGAGGGTCAACGAGTTCATGACCTACGAGTGGCAGGACATGAGGGAGATACGAGCCAACGCCCTTCTCGACCATTACTCCAAGGAGCAGTCGTTCGACATGAAGTTCAACGACGGCTTCCGTGACGCTATAACCTATGGCGAGGAGATGTATGTATGTGACATTGTCGGAGGCGAGCCAGTCCTAACCAAGCTCGACCCCCTCAGCGTCCATGCCTTCCGCAGTGGCGACAGCGAGAGGCTGGAGGATGCCGATGTCATTGTCATTGAGTCCTATTGGTCTGTCGGCAAGGTCATCGATTGGTTTCACGACGCTTTGACCGAGTCCGACCTGAAGAAGCTCGACTGCGTCAGCCGCAAGGGCGGCGACAATGACGACGAGGTCGAGGCGGCATATTTCGAGCAACTGTACAACCCAGCCTTTGTCGGAGAGGAAGGCGTGATGATGCCTGATGGCGAGGGTTTCCCCGAGGCTGTCATGCAGGACGCAGGCCTTAGCCCGTACGACACTGTCGGCAACGTTAGGGTCATACGAGTATTCTGGCGCAGCCGAAAGAAGATCATGAGGGTCAAGAGTTACGACCCCATCACGGGAGATACCGTCTATGACATCTACCCCGAGGGGCATATCATCGACGAGAGCATGGGCGAGGAGGCGGAGGACTTGTGGGTCAACGAGGCGTGGGAAGGCACTAAGATTGGTGCGGACATCTATGTCAACATCCGTCCACGACCTGTCCAATACAACAGCATGGGCAACCCGAGCCGCTGCCACTTCGGCATTGTCGGCACTATATACGGCTCTAACGGGCGCAAGCCGTTCAGCCTTGTGGACATGATGAAGCCGTACGGAATATCCGCAGCAATGCTTATATCTGCGCTTGCTTTTACGTGACTTGCATGAACGTTCCTGCCGTGTCGGTTCAGAACGCGCTCGGACTGCACGACAAGGACGTGTGGGTAATGATGCTTCAGGGCGTCGTAAACCTCGTTTTGTCGCTCGTGCTTGTGTATTATATAGGGCTT